CCATAAAACCATCCTGTGCCTTGTCTACAAAGCCACCATTACGTTTAAGAACATTTGTACCTACACCCATTGTAGGGAACACTTGATTACCACTTGTCAACGCATCTTCAGGTCTTACATATTTACGTTCAATAGGTTCAGCTCTTGTTCTAGAAGCTTTAAGTTGTACATCACTTATGGCTTTATCTTGTTTTGCTTTATTAACTGCATCTTTCTCTTGTTCAAATGCATCAAGTCCTTGTACTATTCCACCTATTATTGGAAGTGCACCTAGGGAACTGCTAAGACCATCTTGTTCTTTTGCAGGAGATTGAGGAGTAACTCCTATATCTTCAGGAACACTTCTATCTGTAACACCTGCTGGAAGTTGATTGTTTGTAGCCCATCGTTTTCCAACTTTATTATTTAACGCAAATGGATCTTGTGTTTGAAATGATTGATTAGCAAAGGCTTGCGCATTAGGTGTAGTTATTCCTCCTGCTGGAATGTTTGTATTCCCAGGATTGAATCCTGCACCAGGAGTTGATGATATACCATATGGTTGATTATTCTGATACCAATTAGGGGCAGAAAATTGATTACCAAATTGAGCTTTCTCAACAGCATTAGAAGTTTGAGCTTTCTTAAACTCTTTACCATGCACTTTCATAAATGCTTCTTCTGAAGGAAACTTTTTATAGAATTCTTTTTCAGATTTAACACCAGCGATTTTTAATATTTGAGCCTTCATATTAATTGTATTTGTTTAACCTTGATTTATATATGTCCATTTAAAACCTCTTACAGTATTATAAGACTTTTTATTGTTACAGCAATTACATATATTATTTGCTGGTATGTTTAATTCTTTTTTAACATGTTGGGCAGAAGCCCATTCTTTAATAAACTCTCCTTCTAAAGAATATTGATAAACTTTTTTATATTTACTTTCTTTAGATTTTATAATCTGCTCCTCTGATTGTTTTTTTCCCAATTGCTTTTCTCTAAACAATTGTTTATATTCATCTGACCATTTTCTACCAGTAGCCTTTAATCTAATTTTTGTTCTAGTTTCTTCAGTACAAATAGAAATATTATTTGGATGCGTTGGTTTTAAATTAAATCCATATTTTTCATTATGAGAATTCAACATATTGCACCAATAATGTTCTTGAGAGTATAAATATATTTTATTACACTCTTCTAATAATTCAAATGTAAAAGAACCTTCACCATATTTGTTCCAAGAATTTTGCATATAATTATTAACATGTAGATTTTTTCTTAATGAACATAAATGATCATTTAATCTTTTTGTAATATTAGATGCAGCTCCTACATAAACATGTTTAGTTACATTATTAGTTATAGTATATATTCCTGTTTTCATTTATAAGCTTCTAACCATCCACCTGGTTGTGGTTTGTTATAGTTTGTAAAGTTAGTTAATTGATCTAGGTTAACCAAACCTTTTTGTTCTTGCCTCATTCCATTGTTAGCCATAGGATATTCAGTTACCTTCTTTCCTTTGAACTTATAATTCTTTCCTGGTTTCATTAGTTTTGTATCTCCTGTATCTGATATACCTAATACATCATAAGGAACTCCTTGCATGGTTATATTGTTAGAACCTATTTCTGTTATCTCTCCTGGATGAGCCCATTGTCCTCTATCATCTTTTATAACTCCTCCTTGTTTCTTTTGTTCTAATTGTCCAACTCCTAATACTACTGGTGGAGCTCCAAGAGCATATTTATTCATTGCTTTTAAAAATCCTTGTTTATCTTTCAAAGAATTAAGCATTGATGTCATGGTGTTATCAAGACCTGTGTCTTTTACATAATTTTCAATAGCATCATCTAATTGTGATTGTGTAACTGTAAAATCTTTATTTAAAGGTATTCCATTTTTTTGTGCAATGTAATCTTTTAATTGCGCTGCTCTTTCTCTTATTTCATCTCCATGTGGAACACCTTCTTTTTGTAAATTTAATCCTTTAAATTCTGGTTTAACATTAGAAGATCCTGATGCTGTAGGTTTCCCTTTTAAATAAACTTTAGTTTTATGTTTAAGTTTTGAAAAATCAAAAAAAGAATTCCAATCATTAGCTTCATCAGCCATGTTTCTATAAAAATGTCCTGTTTCATGTGCTGCCACTCTTGCTTGATTTGCAGCAGATAAACCATTATCTGTAAATACAAATGCTTTACCATAAGCATTTGTTCCAAGAACTTCAGGATTTTTACCTATTTCATTTGCATAAATTTCTTCAAAATTATCATTAATGTTTGTAAACTTATCTTTTGTATAACTATTACTATTAACGTTCCATTTAGATTCTTGAGCTAACATTCTTTCTGCTCTTGCACTAGCTGCTTCTTGTGGACTAACGTATGTAGAAAATATGTTTTCTTCTATTGGAACTGATTTACTAAATGCTGATTTTACTGTTTTAAGTGTTTTTGGTACAAAAGGTAATGCTGCTATTCCAGCATTTATTGCTGCATTTTTATAATCTCCTTCGTAAAGATTTAAACCAGAATTAATACCTGCTTGCATAGAACCTATAATAGCTCCTTCAGGAGTAAAGTATCCTGGAGACATTAATGGGGATTCATATGCATCCTCCATATTAGCCTGTATATTTGATTTTATAAGTGCTTCTTTATTTTGTTCTACAGCTCTTTTTTCTTTTTGTTCCTTTTGTTTAGCAGTTATAGGTTTATCTACTTTAGGTGTAACAGTTCTTGTGTTATCTTTTTGTGTAACATTAGTTTCTCTACCTCTACCTTTACTAGCTGCAATCTTTTTATTCATTGCATCATTCTTCAATTTTCTTAAGAAAGCATGATGATTTGTTGGAGGGACAGTTATTCCTTTTTCTGCCTCATCGTATTTACTCAACCACCCACCATTCTCCATTCCTTTAGGTTTCCAATCAAGTCCATGTTGGTAGTAAGACATCTCTCCACCATTTTGAAACCTTGTAGTATTTAAAGAAAGTTCAGATTGTTGTTTACTAATATCAACTCCTGTATCTTCATAAAACTTTGCTTCTCCTTCTAAATTTGCAGGGTTATCATATCTCTGTCTATCAAGAACTTTATCAAATAATAAGTTTTGATTAAGGATTCTTGATTCTGGATAACTGTTTATCATCTCTTGATAATCTTGTTCATCTTCAAAATCACTTCTGTTATAGAAATTATTATAAACAGCATCAGTGGTCATCATCTGTGGACGCTTTTGCATTTGTGCCCATTGTGCATTATCTGTATTATGAGCTATATCATAATTATCTCTATCTTGTGAGTGTTGTATAGCATGATAATTTTCATGTGCTAACATTTTATCTTGATGGTATTTTAAATCATCTCCTGTTAATAGTTCACCAGTGTATTCATCCTTCCATGCATTGTAATCAGTTCCTATGTTCATTATGTTTAACCTAGGATCGTAGTAACTTCTATTTACATTAGGATTATCTACTCTTCTTGCAAGCATAGGGTTTTCATACATGTCCACACCATTCTGTGCACTAGCTAATGTCTTCTTTGCATATGGGCCATTGGAAGGAATACCTTTCGTGCGTGCGTATGTGAATCCTACAGCTCCTGGAATAGAACCACCATCATTAAATCTATATTTAAGTCCTGCTCCAATATTCTCTTTTGATAAATTTGCATTTACAGAAAGACTATCTGTTGGATTATATGATCCTCTAATTCCATAATCAACAAGAGGATTTACAAAATCTTTATTACCTACACCAACAGCAGATGCTCCTATAGAGAAATCTTTTGTTGAGTAAGTTGGATTGACTCCACCTATAAAGATACCATGTTGAGGATCTCGAAAAATAAAAGGATTAATTCTAGAAAAATGATCTGCTTTAGGATAATTAAAAGGGTTAAGTTTTTCACCACTCTGTGCTTGAGGAACATAGTTAACTGGATAGACATTTCCACCCATTTGATATTCAGGAGTGATTGTTACATTATCTTTTAATGTATTTAATCTTTCAATTGCCTTTGGATTTGCAGACTTGCCATACTTATTTTGCCAGTATTCATTCTGTCTATTTGCTTGTTCTATAGCTCTAAGTGCAGTTGCCTCATCAGTATTTAATTTTTGATTACCACTATAATATCCTCCAGGCCCATTCATTCGCATTCCTGAATATTCTACATCATATGAATTAGGACTCACTGCTTCAGGTCGTATAGTTGGAAGTGTAGAGATTAAATCTGTATTTCCATAAACTAATCCTGCTGGATGCAGATTGTTTTCTATTGCGTATGTAGGTTCTCTATCTTGTACTATTTCTTCTACAGTAAGATCTTCAATTGCAGGTCTTACTATTACTTCTTGTTGTGGTTTTACATTCGAATAATCTTCATTAATTGCTAATCCTTTCCATGTTCCTTTTGGTAAAATATTTGGATTATAAATATCCCAACTACCTCTTTTTTCATAACCTTCTAATGGAGTTTCATTTTTAGAAATATTACCACGTCTATCTTTTGTAAACTTAGGTTCATCTTTATTATAATTAGTTCCAAATTTTATTCTTCCATCACTTTCTTTTACTGCTTTTTTTGCAGCAGCTTCTAATATTTTTTGTTTTCTTTTTGTTTCTTCTACAGCAGAATCTAAACCAAAAGTATTTAAAAATGAATCATTTTCTTCTCCAGGATTTTCTAATTTTCTTTGTAGTTTATTGTAATTATATAAACTTAAACTATCCTGATAAGCTTTATATCTAGGATTACTTTCTGATTCTACATATATAGGTTTCTTTTTACCACCATTCTGAAACTGTCCCCCCCATGCAGGAGAATAATTACGTCCTATGTTAGAATGTCCATTCCCTTTAAATCCTTCAGGAGCAGAAACTTTATAATCATTGTAATTCTCTTGGTGTTCTTGCATAGATCCACCATCAGCATAGTTATCTAGCCAACCACCATTCTTCATGTTGTTACTATTGTCTCTACCACATTCGTGGCATACATACATGTCTTTCTGACTAGAATCAGATTTGTTCCATGACCATCCACAACTTGAACATGTTACCTTTCCTTTCATTATTTGTAAGAGATTTGCGCAGGAGTTATTATGAATTGACTAACTAAGTGTACTGTGCAGCTATTATCTAAGATGTGTCTCACTTTGAGTTCCTTGGCTCTAAGGGGAGCTTTCTTAAATGATCTAGTTCCATAGTCCATGTTAGATTGATTAATCACCTTATCAATTGAAAGGCTTTCACAAGACGTATTGAATAATGGAATCTGAGAACTCTTCTGTAATGCCCAGAATGTATTATACTGATAGAAGTTGTCACTCTTAGTATATGTAATAGTTTTGCTATTACTGTTATACTTAGGATATAAATTGTATGCTTGTAAGTTATGCATTGGTTTTGGAACAAGTTCTAATAACCCTGAGCTTTGTTGTCCATTATATAGAATAGCTTTATTGAACCATTTATCGTTTGTTTCAACTTTTGTATTGTAACTAAATACACCATCAGGAATAGGAATGTATTCATATGCCTTGGTGTAATCTTTTACATTCTGTAAAATCTCATCTTGGTATTGATATGTAAAAGGGTATTCAATAATGTATGGTTCTATTTTTCCATAGTAGTAGTTATATGTATGTATGTCAGTAAGATGTCTCCATAGACACGCACTAGTAGATTGTGTATATGTTAAAGCTGCATAGTCAGTTCTAGTAATTGATTGTAGAGTGAATGATTTTTTTAATTTACATTTTCCTGTAGATTCAATTGTTATTATGTCAACTACATTATCAACTACATAACTAATTCCTGCCATCAATGATTTTTTCGAAACGTTTGTAGCTATAACATTACCAAACTGATCTGTGATCGTGAATGGTCCAGTACCTGCTCCAGCTGTTGTTAATCGTATTGTTATAACCTTTGACATATCATTAAGGAATAGTTGTTGTTGTTGTCGTTGTTGGTGTACAATCTCCATCAGATGTACAAGAAGTTATTCCTCCTGTAAGAGTAACTATAGCTTCTCCAGTTGTTTCTCCATCAATAGTATTGAGTTGTGCACATATGTAAATTGTTTCATTAGTCAATGTTTGTGCTTGTGGCACTCCTAAATAATCTATCCAAGTAAATGTAGCTGATCCATTGCCAGATACAGTGATAGTATAACAGAATGGATTTGGAACAAACACTGTAGTTGTTGTAGTTGTTGTAGGTAAAATGTTACCATTACTATTAAGGGACTGTGGAACACAACTTGCTACTTGTGTAGCTGATTCAAAAATAAGCCCTGTACCAAATATAGGAATTAATACACCTGACAGTAATTCATCTACAGCGTATAAATTTCCAGAAGTATCTCCTGCAAATATAATACAATTACATTCTGATAATGTTACAAGATCATAAGATGTTCCAACATTTAAATCTATCTCAATCACTGATGTAGCATAGTCATATTGTGTAATATAGTAATCAGAAGATATTGTATCCTGATTGATTATAATAAGTTTAGCTTCTGTTGTATACAACATGTTTCCTATTGCAACTCTATCAGTTTGTAAACTAAACATTATAGTTGCAACTCCTACAAGTCCTGTAACATCCATTTCTATTACATCTTGAGGAGAAGTAGAATCATCTATTGTAATTAGTGTTACATCATCAATTGCTACAATTCCTGATGATGTTGTAAATCCTACAGGGAATGTAATGTTTCTATTAAAGATTGCGCTAAATGGAGACAGTGCTATATCCCATTCAATAAATTGTGTATCAACAGACCAGAATTTATTTGCTGTCATAGCTATTCCATATCCACTTACATATCCTGGTACAATTACTTCTGTTATAGGATTATCATCATCATTAAGAACATAAATTTTATCTGCTGTACTAAATAAAAGTCCACAACATTCTCCTACTGTTGGTGCAATTGTGGTAGTGGTAGTTGTAGTTCCACAATTACAATCTACTAATCTAGCAATGTATCCATTAGTTACATAATATCCATATCCATCAGATAAGCTTTCTAATGTGTAATAATATCCATCAGGAATAAATGTACAACTAGAAAATTGATTATCATAAACAAGTTGTAAAACATCAAGACTAAATGCATAACCATTAATTGTTACAGCACTGATTGATGGATTACCAAGTCTGATGATTGCCATAGCATTACACATATCATTCAAACTTGATGTTGAATCAATTGGTATACCACTACCATATTGATATCCAGCATATAAAGTATATGTAAATAAATTATCAGGTGGTGTACAAGTTGTAGTTGTTGTTGTTGTTGAAACTGTAATTACAACTTCACCAGCCAATTCACAAAACAGTTCTGTAGCTTCACCCACTAAATCACATGATGGAACATATCTTATAGTAGTTGTATAATTTGGTCTAGTTGGAATTGTGGTAGTTGTAGAGGTTGTTGGTTTATTTGTATCACCTACAAATGCAATAAAATTAGAATCAAAATCATCACAACAGCCATTAATCCCTGAATAGAAAAAGTTATTCTCGCCCATATACCAATTAGGAATATAGCTGTGAAATGAAATCCAACTATTGGTATTCATATTATACGAGATGGTCCAAGACTTATTACAGAAGAATTCAGGATCTGTTAAATAAACTTGTGTTCTTGTTACTATTGGTATTTGATCATCATTATTTGTTGACATAATATTTAGGATATTATTGTAGTAGTTGTTGTGGTTGTAGCATTTGGAATATACTGCACTGTCTCTATATAAAACTCTCTTTTATCAGCATCGTATTTTACATCAGGATCAATAGGAATGTAATCAAGTTTTGTAAGAATAACTCTATCAAATTTAGAATCATACACTCCATGTAAACCAGTTCCTGTGAAATGATTATCTGTATTTACTTCAGGGAAATATCTAAGAATCTCAAATGCTAAATGGTCTGTAAAGAATCTATTCATTCCTGTGCCAAATGCAGAAAGATCTGTAGCTTGATTACTATTAACAAGAAACACTTGTCCACGTTTAGCATCAACAGTAATTTGTCCTTGTGGAATCTTCAACAAGAACTTATTCTGACTTCCTACATATCCAAGATCTGTTTCAGCAAAGTCAATAGGAGGGGATTGTTTAAACAATGTATCGTTTCCTATGTATGCTGCTTGTGGATTACTTGTGTTAATTGTAAGCAATGTATTATATAACAATGACTTGTTTTCAAATCTAGCTAAAATAGCTTTATTCTGAATACCATCTAATGCTGTAAGACTTCCATAATTCTGAGGAAAGTCAAACATTGCAGTTGCTCTATACGTCAACCAGTTATTAACTCTGTTATCAGCATTTGTGGTTTGGGGATCTGAGTATATTGCTCTGAATGGGTAGTTTGTATAACACAATTGTTCTGTCCAATCAGGAGGTAAGTGTGTGAAATAATTCTCTTTATTCTGTTTAGAAAAAGTTGTATTATAGTAATATGTATTATCTTGAGAAATTGGTACATAGCTTTCTTGTACCCAATCATCAGGAATACTAGTACTAACATGTGGCCAGAAGTCACCTTCTCTATTATTGAATGCTTGACGCAAATCTAGATTATAAGAACTTTCACAATAGAAGTTAGGAACTCCATATGCAAATAAATAAAAATATCCATCATAATAAGTTCTATAAGAACTCTCACTTCCTGGAGGTATCTTGGCAGGATCATTAGGGCAATCAAAATTATGTGCTTTGATTGAGACTATATTTGTCATTACAATTCCATTATCAAGACTAAAATCTGATAATACAGAACGTGCTGAGTGCCAGTACTTTGGATAGGCTATGTTACCAATCTCATCATAGAATATCTCTGAATCATCAGGAGCTCCCACTCTATTATCAATAAAGTATGGAAGTTTTGTTTTAAATGCAAATCTAGAAATGAATGTATCACCTCCAAATATAGTGGCAGTTGACACTCCTGTAAATGGAACTGTTTTTTGAAAACCTGTATCAACTGTTTCATAAGAATATATTTGTCCCCATTGGTTATCAAATACATTTTTCATTGAAGCATAATAAGATACTACTTTTACATCATCTTTTTCTTCTGCAGGAGTAATACAACGATCTGAACTAGTAATTGTATATCTTGAATAGTCGCTAATACCAGGAGATCCATTTATGCTAATACTTGGAATATCATTAGGAAATAATAAAGGTGGAACAGTAATATTATTATTTCTATCTTCTATAGTTTTTATAAATACAGAAGATTCTCTATTAAAATTATTAATGTTATGATTATCTCCTACAGATTGTACTCCTGGAATAAGATATTGTGTAATATCAATGTTACGTTGTTTAATTGCTAATGCTGGATTATTTTCAATATCTCCATAATAATCATAACTAGCAATAGAGTTAAAAGAATATGCATAGTTCTTTCTTGTGATACCATTTATATAAATAGTTAAATATGCCTGATATGCTGTAAACGTAGCAGTAAAATCAAAAGGATTAGTCATTCTTGCTATATCATCAGAACTACGCAATGCATCTTCTTGAGCTTGTTTAGAAATAAGTTTATACTTAGCATTCTTATTAACTGCAACAAAATGTCCAGTACCTGCTCCATACATAACATTCTCCAACTTAAGAACATTACCTAAGAAAGGTTGTCCAAAAGATGTCTCAGGAGAATTAAACACATGTCTGTATTTTGATGCATCAGTTGTTATAGCAGGAAGTTGAGTTGTTCCACCACACTTAACACTAGATCTTCTAGAACGAGTAAAATCAAGAACTGCCATAGGAGATTCACCAATAGGTGGTATATATTCTTCTCCTACACTACATTTACATGCTATATCATACCATTTATTTCTACACGCAGTACTAACAGTTCCACCTACAGCAACAGTAGCATATAATGCTCTACCACCATCTACTACTATTCCTCCTACAATAACAACAGCTTCAATTCCAAGAAAAGCAATAGGTAATATTTGTACTACAAGAAGACCTACAAGTACATTGGTTAGATTAAATTCTACAGCACTCCATCCATCTAACCATGGGCCTTGTGGATCGTACGCTGTGTTATCAAGTGTATAAGGACTTGACCAGGTTACACGAAAACCTTTACATCCTCTACTTCTTATTTTATATACATCATAATTTCCAGGACCTATATATGCTTTACCTGTAACAAAAACAGGTCTACTATTTGAACAAAATTCTTTTATCTCGTTCAACCACATTCTCTCTGTAAAAGTTTTATTTGTATTAGGGTCTGTATATTCATAAGTTCCATATGGTCTAGGATCAGGATCAGCAGGATTATATAATGAACCACCTGGCTCTGTTTCAGGATCAATTTCTGTACACATAACTACCCAAGGTTCAGCTAATTGTGAATATGCATTATTAGTTGTAAGTAAGAAAGGATCTTCACTAAGATCATTATATGGGTAATTAGGAAAATAAAAAGTTTGTTTTTCTCTTTCGTATAAATTAAGATTTCTAAGAATACCTTTAGCAACAATTGATTTATTTGTTCCTCTGTCTCCTCTTATAATTTTAAATCCAGCAATGTCAGCTTTTTGATCTTCTGTTAAATTTGATTGTTGAATTAATTGTGTAACTTGACTAATATTAATTTTTACACCAATAGGAAATACAGCATCTGATGTTTGCATTTTCACTGTATATTTATCAGCTTCAATTACTGGTGTAGCACTTTCAAATATAGGACTAACAAGAACATCAGGAAACTTGTGATGTCTAATAGGTTGATCTGCAAGATCTCCCCATAAAGCATCGTTACATGGGTATTTTTCTTTTGATTCCCAATATGCAAAATCACCATATTCATATGGTGTTGCATTTCCAATAGGTAATCCTCCACCAGTTCCAACTACTCTACCTGTATTATATATTTTCCAATAAGGGCTATATCCAACTCCTGTAAGAGGATCAATGTATTCAGGAGTTCCTATAAAATCAGGACTTGTGTCAGGTACATCTGGATAAGACTCATTATTATTTCTTTGTCTTCCAGGAATATGAAAACCATCTGTTTGCTTTCCATTCTTTAGTAAGAACACAATTTCAAATGCATACACTTCATCACGTAGATAACCACGTAAGTTTGTAGCATTTAATTCATCTGAATAGTTTTCATCAGAAGGGATTCTATATGTTTCCCACCCAAGAGTGATTTTACTTGCAATAGATTGATAGTTGATTCTATCAATAGATGTAAGATTATCCCATACAAGAATATCTTGTACAGATGTAAGATCTTGTGCTATTTCGTAATGAGGAAACTTTTCAAAAATATCAGCTGTAGAAAGTCTAATGTTTGTTTTATTTTGACCACTATATGTAATGCTCATTATTACATTATCAATGAAGTATGTACCTATTAGTTCTACTGATGAAATAGCATTTATTGTTTTAATTACAGCTAAGTTGAAATATTGAAACTGTCCTGTAGCATCAAGATTATTAATTCCAACTACAACTGATTTTCCAACAGGATAGTTAAAGTTAACATCTGTAACACGAGCATTTGCAATAGGTGTAGGATTTGTAACTGAATAATATGATGTGTAAGGATTACTTGATGCATCACAATATTGAATTGCAAACTGCACTGTACCTGCAGTTAGGTCCCCCCCTGTTATAACATCTACAATAGTTAATTCAGGAATAGAAAAGTTAGGTTGTAATTTTAATTGATTACAATCTATTTGGCTTGTATAATTAGGATCACAAAAAGTAGAACTTTGTGCTAATGTATATGGAATTTTAAGAGGGTCAAGATCCAAATATCTTCTAGGATTGAATCCATCTGTCCAATATATCTCTGTACTACAGTTAGTTATCTTGTGTACAATTTTGTGTATAGGATAATCAATGTCAAAATTAAGACAAGGTGCACTAATAAACACATGATAGTTACAATCATTATTGTCCATGTATCCAATCTCTGACTCACCTGTTGAAGGATTAGTAAGAAAGAATATATGTTTATTTTTTTCTTGAATAAGATGTGTACCAATCAATATGTAATTAGCAGGAAAAAACTCAGCATTGTTATTGAAGCATGGTTCATTTCCTGGTTCATTCTGATAGTTTACAGAGTTAGCATCAAAGTTCTCAAGAGAAGCATTCAATGCATAAGTAAGCATTCCTTTAGGAACTTGACTAACAGTGTTATCCAAGTTCATTCCTATAGATGCTACATTATACTCTTGGTTAACATCACTTTGGTCACCACTGAGTAGTTTCTTAATTTTTTCAAGTTTATCGTCTGCCATGAGTATTAATTATTACGTCTTCTACCATATCTATTAGTACGATTTGGTAACTCGTACATATTAAACCTGTTTAAATCTTTTATGATTCGTCTTTGTTTAGTGTAAGCATCTTGTTTTTTGATTTCGATGTTTGCCATAATGAAAGCCTCGTCATGAAGTTGTTTGTAATAAACAAGTTTTTGTTGAAGTTGGTTAAAAGTTTCGTCGTTAGTTTGGTTTGCAAGTGTTTCAAACACTTTGTATTTAATGAATGCTTCTATAAACTCTCTGATACGATAGTTGTCAGGCATCATTTGATTTCCTGCATTATCATATTCTGTAGAGTAGAATACTAAGTGTACCACTCCATTTCTAAAGTTAGTGACAAACTTATTATCTCTGATGTCAAATGAGTCAGCAGCTGATGAACCAAAGTTTGCACAATCTAAAGAACAGTTTGCTCTAACAGAAATGTTTCCTGGTTTCAATAAGTATTGTCTATGATATTCAACAGCAACTTGTTGATTTGTTTTATATACAGCTTGAACTAATGTTGGCATGCACGTAGGACATCCTGTAGTGCATTCTAAGTTAGTGCAAGGTTGTCCATTAGATGTAACAGGACTTATTTGTATTGTTGTCTCTGAAGCAGCTTGTGAGTAAAATGAGTTAGCTGTCTGATATGGATATCCAGGAATAGATGTACACAACCAAGCTTCTCTAACAGCATGAAAGTTATCAGGAAGTCTAGCTTCAAAGTCCCCTATATGTAGAAGTTGTTGAGCTATTACATAACTAGATTGTCCAAGTTTCTTTAGACATTTATCTAAGTAGGTTGGAAATAACAAATCGTCTACAGCTCCTGTATCAAAGTAAGATTTTAATTCTTCTTTTACAAGTGCATAGACTGGCTCTGGGCTAACAAAATTATATTTGTAATAGTAACTCATTTTTATAAATGTTTATGTTATCCACTCTCTATATATGTGCTGATATTTATCATCAGCCTTTATGTAGTGAGATAGTAATCTTGATGTTGTTCTAGAAGGTTTAAAGTACCAAAGATCAGAATGTTTAAATCTAGCATTTTGTTTGAACCAGTGCCATCCAAAAAAGAATCCTTCTGTGTGATAATTGAAGTTATAAATAACTTTTCCTTTCTCTCTAGTTTTCTGCCAGTCAATGGGAAGATTAATATATTCCTTTCCATCAACACCTTTCATCTTTCTTCTCTTCTTTTTCTTTATTGAGAACTCTCCAAAACCAAAAGGAAGTTTAATCTTCTCTCCAGTTTCTAATATGTATTGTTTGAATGCTTCGTTGAATGTATAAATGACACTTCTCCATTCATCAAAAGATAACAATATATTGGGATACTTTTTACAAAACTCCCTGTAGTTATCTTTACTCGAACTTCTCCAATCAACCTTTGTTCTCATTAACTAGTTGGCTTTGAATTTGGGGCTTGTCCATCTACACCATCTTGTGTTATATCTGTTTTGATACTGAAGTATGTAGATAATAACTTCTGCGAAGTTAATTGTAACACTTGTTGTTCTAGATATCCTGGGCATGCAAACTCTTTGTCTAATGGATTAATACAATACTCTTCTTCAGAATATTCTTTTCCACATCCACATTCTGGATATAAGATCTCATTGTCTACATCTTCTTCAAATAATGCTACAAATCGAATGGCTTGTAAGTTTGGATTGTTTACATACAGATATCCATTAGATATCCAGAAGTATTCTTGATTCTTTATAACAGGAAGTTTTAATAGATTTATATATCTATTAACAGAAATTTCTTTTAACTTCTTTCCTTGACCACTCAATGCATTAATAGAATAAACTCCTTGTATTACATATTGGTAATTACCTTCTGATATACGTGGAATTTTATGTTTACTTCTTGCAATTGTGCATTCATCTACAAAGTCACAGCATTCAGAGATTGGCACTTGGCACATCTCTAAACAAGGAATTGTAGTGAACAATGTATCAGTTGCCCAAAGTTTTCTAAGATTGGTTTCTCTTTTGATAAGCAATAAAGAGTTGTTTCTGATTTCAGAAGCAATAGCTCTATCAGTGATTAAGCTGTCTGTAGAAAGCAGCTTATGTGTTGATCTTACGTCTGAAACTAATTTTCTTAATGTTGACATAATTAAATTCTTTCTTCAAATTCAGCAATCTTTCCTTTATGTTTATCATAAACTAAAACAAGTGCTGCTCGTACACTATGTACATAATTGTTATCTAAGTGCCATCTGTCAGTTCCTGAAAGACTAGGCATTTGTTGTATTCTCACTCCTTTGACTTCTTTAGCCATGTAGTGATGTTTGTCTCCTGTATGAACCTCTCTATATTTAGCATTACCAAATGCTTTACTATGTTCTGGATGTGTAGCAAATAATAAGGGAAGATCTTCCACTTTGCAATTACCATGATGCCATCCAATAAATGTATCTCCTAACGTCTTACCTTTTACAACACTATGCTCTCTATCAAATGTAACATCAAGTTGACGTTTGAAATGTACTTCTAGTGCATGTGCTAGGTAGAAAGATTTAGTTCTATCATGGTTTCCTTGAACAAGGATTACGTGCACTTCACTTGAATAAAACCTCAACATGTTTATTGTATCTACAAGTATTGAGAATCCTAATTCATATTCAGAACTATAATCTAATATAGTGTCTTGTGGAGTTCCTTGTGTAGTTTGGTTTTGATAATTATCTGTATGGAAAAAATCGTTCGAGATAGGAAACACTAGGGTGTTTACATTGTATACAGATACAACTTTCTTAATCAAAGATTGAGCCACGTTGAAGTATCTATAAGCCCTTTCAACAGGATTATTATCGTCATCAATATGTCTCTTAGCTAAGTGATAATCAGAGATTGATATTTCAATATCAACATGATCTTTTTCTTTACTATGATCAACAGGAGAAACTGTAATTGTTTTTGGTTTGTAGTTTTCTAAAAACTTTGAAAAGTCTTCAGCAGTATAATCTTTTGCTTGTTTGCGTTTAGAAAAAACTGAAGATGTAAACTTACCATTTGGTAAAAGCTTTGACCAGTAGTTTGTAATTACATAATTGTTTAAATCTATCTTATGTAAACTTGCAAGCTGTTTATCGTTCTTTGGTTCATAGTCGCAAACCACTGTGCTTTCTAATGTTCCCTTCTCAGCATCAACTTTAATTGTCTTAGTTGAGATTGTTTGAGGTTTTGCTTTAGTACTTAATTGTTGAAGAAGTTGATCTACTTCAAATACAGAAATTCCTAAAGCTTTAGCATAGTAATTCTTACTCTTTTTCCAGTGAAGCATATCCTTCAACTGATTCAGTAATTGTTGATTTTCAAGCATATGCGTTCTAATTTAAATAAAAATATGGTAAAGATAAAAAATAGTTTTTATAATATGCAAATATTTTTAATTATGCAAGAAATTCTTTATAATTAAAAAAGTTATTAAACAAAAACTCCCCAAGGAAAACCTTGAGGAGAAGTCTTGTAAAACCAACAAAACAAGACTTTTTGTATTTCTTATGCTGTACAATCTACATATATACTTTTAGCTTTCAGAGTTCCTAATGAATCTCTAATAACCATCCAATACGTTCCTGGTGTAGATCCTATTCCTATTGCAAAGGATCCTGATGGTGGTCCAACCCAAGACGTATTAGCTAATGCAGCTGCCTCACTTGTAAAATAATTAGTTCCTGATTCATAAGGTCCTGTTCCTCCAGTGTAAGCACTCATGCTAAGTGTTGCACTTATTCCAGCACAACTAGATGTTAATACAAAATCAAGAGGGGCTAATGTGGTTGTAGTAGTTGTTGTAGTACAATCAGTAGTTATACTATTAACAGCAACGTTTCCTGCTGAATCTATGATTGCTACCCAGAACGTATTATTAGGTTCACTAGTACCATAACTAATAGACTCAATTGAAAATGCTGACCAACTTGTATTTGCAAGAGCAGAAGCTTCATCATAGAAATATGAATTTGCTGGATAATAACCTGGCGCACCTCCAGTGATTGTGTCTGCTGTAATTTGAATTACTGTTTCACCATCACATTCGTAACTTAATAAAAACTCTAATGGTAATGTTGTAGTTGTTGTAGTGGTTACAGGATATAATTCTAAATCAATGTAATTGGTACACAAAAAATTACTAGACATAACTCTAATGATTGTTGTTGGATCAGGAACTAATGATGAAGAATATCCTGCTAATAAATCTATTTTAGCAACCCCCACTTCAAATGCTGATAAAAATCCATCTACATCTGAGTATAGATTGAATGGACCTGAGTCAGATCCTGCTGTTGTTAATGTTATTAATACTGTCATGTTATTGTTGGTTTAAATTAATCTTTTACTAGTCGAACAGACATTCCAAATTTTACAGTTCCATCACTTCCATATGCAAGACCACTACTATTATAGTTTAATGAACGATAATAAATATATGGTGGAAAGAACACTGTACTTGTCCAGAAGAATCCAGTAGTTGTAAGTGCAAGAAATCCTCCACCTGGAAAACGTTCCCCACCTGGAAGACCTGTAAAACCAGTACTATTTATGGCTCCTACATTAGGGCTTGCCCAATGAGATATTCCAATTTCTTTCAATTTTCCTCCAGCAGTAACACCTAAACAAGTTTCTAATTGATCAAATTCTGCATCAGTTGGTATATGATATCCTATAGGAGGTAATCCTCTTGGATCTGTTACAGCAAACCAATTATATAACTTACCATAAATAGCTTCATTAGCAGGGTCATTGTTGTAATGACACCATGCACCTGTTGTAAGTGCAGCCCATGCAACAGGATCACTTACTTCTGGAATAGGATCACCATTTCTATATGTTGATACATTCAAGTTACTAGTTGTCCAACGTTGTTCACAAATTAACACTGTTGGTAATTGTGTAGTGGTGGTTGTAGTTGTACTACTTGTTGATGTAGTTGTCGAAGTTGATGTACTTGTTGATGTGCTTGTGCTTGTGCTTGTAGTTGTACTGGTAGAACTTGTAGTAGTTGTACTACTAGAACTAGTTGTTGTAGTAGTAGGACAAGGACATTCAGTGGTCGTTGTAGTGGTTGTTGAACTACTAGTTGTAGTAGTTGTAGGACAACAGACATTTAAACTATCTGTTATACTACAAATACGTTCTTCTATTTTTGTAAGAGCTATAGTGAGATCTTCTGATGTTTGGATATTTGTACATAGTAAATCTATTCCAAGATATGTCACTAAATCAGATTTAGTAATTTGTGTTGAACAAGAATCAGTATTTATACAATTGACAATACTCATAATTTTAGATTTAAAATATTAACACAATGCTGAACCAAGTGGATTTCCAGAAACACCAATTTTCCAAGCACCAATACCTAACATCTCTTTATACCATAAACCTCCTCCATTAAAAAGAGTTGTTAATCCTATCTCATTATAAAATGTGCTTGAGAAAGAAACTGTTGGTGTATTTGTATATATAGTGTATGTTCCAATGGTTTCAAGACAAGCTGTTGCACTATCAAAAAAATCTGCACCAAATGATTGTGCATATCCTATACCAGCAGCAGTAGTAGTTGTAGTTGTAGTACAACTTGATTCACCAGCAATTTCACCACTATTAAGAATAGCAAAAACCTTACCACTTCCAGATTCTTTATACCATCTTGCAGCTCCTGGGAAAGGAGTAGTCAATGCTAGATCTGTATACAAGAAAGATCCTAAATTAAGAGTTGCATCATCTGAATATAAAGATGTTGGAAAAGTTACTTCATTACACGCTGATGCTGCTGAAATTGCAAAATTAGAAAAGAAATATTTAAAATTTGTAGGAGCAGGAGTTGTTGTTGTTGTCGTTGTAGGTGGAAACAACGTAGTTGTTGTAGTAGTTGAACCACATGGTCCAAGATAATTTTTTATATATGCATTATCTAGAATCAATGTTTGAGGAATAATACATCCTGTAGGAACAGTAACACCACTAGGAGCAACTTCACCAACTCTATTTCCAGAACAATCAATTGCATCCCAAGATCCTACAGGAGAAAGTCCTTGTATCTCAAATGCTTCACAACTAACTTCTTCACAAGGTGCATCAGAAACAATTTCTAAATTAGCACCAAGCAATAATGAACCTTCTGTAATACATCCAGTTTCCATTGTTCCAGGGAAAGGAATAATTCCACTCACTGCAATATTTGAATTACAAGCAAATGCTTCCCATTCATTACCTAGTCCACCATCACCTGTACTTTGTAATAGATAAGATACACATGCTAATGGGGCAACTGTTGTAGTAGTTGTCGTTGTTGGACACACTTCTTCAATACAAGCTCCTCCAGTTGTTACTATTACTAACTCACTGTCTGCTATACCATCACTTCCACAAAATTGTAATATCTCAGATGCAGAAATTGTAGTTTCAACAAATTCTCCAATACAATCATTATATCCAATAGTATGGTCTATTATAGAACCATCTGTATTATTAAATGTGATACAGTTACAAGCTATTGTAGTAGTGGTTGTTGTAGTTGGTTGACACATTGTATCATTTGTACAAGCAACAGTTCCTCCAGTTATAGAAATACCTCCACCTGCTCCACAAGAACTTGCAATAGAATCTTCGTCAGCACAAATGTTTATTGTACCATCTGTAAGGTTTTGTGATTGAGGATCACCATTTGCATCAGTCCAATAAACAGTACATCTATTTACAGCTGTAACTTCATAACAAAATGGATTTACTGGAACAGCAGTTGTAGTGGTTGTTGTAATATTTGAACAACAATCTTGTGTATCTATAACATTAATTGAACCAATTTCTATAATTGGATAGTTGTTGTCAACACAAGCAAATTGTACAGTGCTAGATGCAGTATCTGTAATTGGTTCTAATGTATTACATTCTACATATGTAATTGTACCAGGATTAATTCTTGGTCCAACATATCCATATGTAGTACAAGGACATATTGTTGTAGAAGTAGTAGTTGTAGTTACAGGTGTACAACATACATCTAGTATATCAAATATATTACAAACTGCATTATCAATTTTCTGGAGAGCAACAGTAAGCGTGTCACAAGATTCAATTCCTGTACAAGCCAAAGGAGGCCCTACGTATCTTACATTGTCTGATCCAACATCTGTTGTTGATTCATTAGAACTCTCACAAGAGTCACACCCACATGGGTTTTGAGGTAAATATGGCCACATAATTAAGTTGGTATATACATTATATAATAACAAGGATAAACTGGTTGGATATTTGAATGAGGTAGATTACCACCTGTGTAAGCATTGTTGATGTATGTAGTTATTGTTAAATTAGCATATCCAGTATCTGTATTATATTTTCCATCAAATTGAAAGTTACTAGGAATAGCGCGAGCATAATTTAATCCATAAGGTCCATTAAACGTAACCACACCTCCTGCTAAACCATGACCATGTGGTGTTTGACTCCAGTCTGTAAAAACAGTATTAGCATGTACATGACTAGGTAATTGAAATTCATTAAGTGTTATAAAATTAACACCATGACTATTATCATTTATTACATAATTAGGATTGAATAATGGATTTACTGCAGGATCTACTTGTGGATCTAATGTTCCACCACCCATATCTGTTATTGCACAAACAGCAACTCTACCTCGTTTATCAGGAGTGTTATTGTTTCCATTGCATAAATTAACATCTTTCCATATTCCAATACCTCCACCATTAGCATCAAACTTACCAATTAAATCACCATAGAACTCTAATGCTACAA